ATATGGAAAGAAATAATGGAAGCAACTGACGAACTGCGCACCATACGCAAACGAAAACGTGCAAACCAAAGGCGACGAAATCGACGCTACACACGGAAATAAACTCATAAATCTTCGTCAATAGTATTGTCTTCAATAATCATATCTCGAATCGTTTCAAATAAAACATACGTCAACGCAAATTTATACGCTAAAAATCCAATAAACGTGGCACCATAATCAAAATCAAATGCAAATGGTGCGTTATTCCATAGCACTTCAAAAACAGCCGTACTCACTGGCACAAACATCTGCTTTTGAATAGTCGACTTTTCGATATTGTCTACATGATCTGAAAGAAGATTCATATAGGTGTATGATGCAATTGCACCGAGAGTTGCTGAAACACCAGCATCCGCTCCCTGTGTAATAAAGTATGACGTAGATAGAGCCACACCATAGGCAGCTGTAGAGTTCTTAAGACTGGTCTTGAGTTTTTCGTATTCGGGAATAGAACGGTTTGTGATTGGTATGCGAGTAGGTTTCGCTATAGCAAGAGTCAACATATACTATGTGTAATATACTTAAAATCTTTATCCCAGTTATAGTATATGCCCTGTCAGTTGTGTAAGAAGAAGTGTGGAGTGCCCATAGACTGTAAGCACTGTAGTGGAAGTTTTTGCCCACGCTGTCTTCATCTAGAGAAACATGGGTGCTCCGGTCTCGAGAAGAAGGTTAAGAAAGATTTGGCTACACTCGAGAAAAGGGCGTCATATGAACACACACCGAAGTGCTTAAAGATTTAAGGAGTATACTACTCAGTGGGAGGGAGGGAAGCTGAGATGCCCGAGTGGTCTAAGGGGGGTGTCTTAAGAACATCTGGCGTAAGTCGCGTGGGTTCGAACCCCACTCTCAGCATATCGCACTCATAGCTCAGTGGTAGAGCGCAAGCTTAGTAAGCTTGAGGTCAGGGGTTCGAAACCCTTTGAGTGCATTTTTAAATATGAAAAAATCCATATTTAAAAATGTTCAAAACTTATATAGAATGAATGTCCACAATATTACATCCGCTTGTTTTCTGATACCATTTTCAACTCTATGTGTTTCAGAGATATTTTTAGGCTACGTGGTGTATCCAATGTTTCTCACCCACGCCTTAACATTTTATATGTCCTACGAACTCGTGTGGATTTATTTACAACCTGAGATTATACAGTCGTTTCGTAAACTGATTATACTACACCATATCATGGCTTTAATTTACGCCATAAGACCTCTGTATGCCCCCGAAGAAGCCTACCTTACCGCATATTTGGGGCTGGTCGAAATTGATACATCTATGTTGGTACTCAAACACATATTTCCAAGAAATCAAACCATTCGGGAAATATATTTATTTACAAATGTATTCTTCCGTGTTTGGTATGAAAGTTTGATGTCTTTAATTGTATGGTTCTTATATGATGATAAAAATCTATATGTGAGAATACATGTAATGACCTGTCAACTCTTTTTCAATATTTTCAGTTGTGGAATATGTGCGTTGACCTATCGTGCCTTAAAGAATAAACGCCTTAAGGATGTATAATGTCCCTCGGGGTCAAAAAACTTGGATATGATTCTATTCTACCTACTCGAGGTTCTGATGGTGCTGTCGGCTACGATCTCTATAGCAATTGTGATGGGGTTATCGCAAAAGGCAAAAGAGGGCTCATCTCCACGGGCATCGCGGTATCACTCCCCCCGGGGGTATATGGTCGGGTTGCTCCAAGGTCTGGGTTGGCTGTAAAACATGGCATTCAAATTGGTGCCGGTGTCATCGATCCAGACTATACCGGTGAAATTTCCGTCGTCATCTTCAATATGGGGGATGCCGATTTTGAAGTGAAGAAGGGTGACCGCGTCGCACAGTTGGTCCTAGAGAGGTGTGAGACCCCACCCATTGAGGAGATTGGTCTCCTCCAAGAAACTCTCCGGGGTGAGGGTGGCTTTGGGTCTACGGGTGTTTAGAGCAGAACCAGAAATCTTCGGGTACGGGCATGAAGAGTACACCCTCCTGTGTCGCCATCCAAAGCTTGGATTTATGCATATCTGGGTATGACATGAGTAACCAACGCTCCCAAAAATCTTGAGAAAGGTAGGTATCCCAATCTTCCATAGTACTTTCCTTAACTTTCAACATACCCCTGTGAATTTCATAGGGATCCCTCTCAATTCGCACCTCCTTGGGTAGGATCGCCCCCCTCCTAAGAAGTTGCGCCCTCATTATACGGGGATTTCCATGATCCACATAGTAGTCAACCCCATTTTTTCCAAAATCTATCGACCTTTTACACGGTAAAGTTACTCTGTACCGGTGGGTGACCGATGGACTGGGTTTTAGGATGACATGCATTTTATATAAAGATTATAGAATATATTCATACATGAAGACGTATGAATCCCTGGATGGAATTACTATTAGAGTTGGTACAAATGCCAAGGAGAATTATGAACTCACTGAGTCGAGTCATGCGGCGAATTGGTGGCTTCATGTCAAGGGGTGGCCGGGTTCACATGTCGTAGTTTCTTATGATGGAGATTTCTTACCAAAAGAAACTAAGAAGGATGCGGCTGCGTTGGCTGTTCACTATAGTCAAGCTTCGGGTCAGAAACATGTTACAGTAGATTTGATTCGTGTTCAATATGTGCATCCGTTAAATACACATGGTTCTGTTGAGTTGTCGAGAGATCCAATTGAAGTCTTAGTGTTTATAAATCGAGAAAAACCGAGACTTGATAGACTTATTAATTTAACAAAGTAGAATAGAGCCCAGCGATGTAGTATACATCTTTAAACCCCAAGTTTTCCAATTTCTCTGCCGCAAATCTGGCTCGTTGTCCAGTATTGCAGTAGACGAGTAAACCCTCTTTGGGAAGTTCGGACGTTGTTTTTTTATTGATTTTATTCACTGGGATGTGTATGGCTCGTGGGTAGTGACCAGTGCGGTATTCCATCGCTGTGCGGACATCTATGACCACCCTAATCTTTCCTGATTTGATATATTCCTTGGCCTTTTCAGATGAAATGAGATTGGGTCCAAAGTAAGTATAGGCTACAAGAGTAGCGAGGGAACCAACGATAATGAGAGGGATCATTTCTTAATACACTCTTAGAAAAAGTTATCGGTTCTGTACATATTAACCCCAAATGAACCAGTCTTGCCAGTCACTGAGACTGTTTCATTTCCATAGAGCTCCTGGCACCCAATGTCCTCCATACAGTCCCTAGCATTGTGGCTCACTGGGACTGGGTACAAGTTTTCACCGCCAGTGGTTGTGTAGTAGTGGTACCTGTCACGGCGACCACGAACCTCCTTACCGTAGAGGGGGAGGGTCTCGTCACCCGGTCCGGTGAGTAACCCCATTTGTTGCATGCGTCCGGGTTTGTACTCCTTGATTGGAGGACCCCTAAATTCTGGTTCACGCCTTTGTTCGAATGTCTGTCTAGGGGGGACCCGAATCATTGGTGGAGGTGGGGCTGGATTCGAAACCCGTTTCGTGATGACTCGGGGATTCTTCCATAAGTATGCTACAGCGGCGATGAGTATGACGAGAGCCACCCATAGTGTTTGAATCTTAGTCTTATTCTTCATATACTATTATTAAAGAAAATCTTTGACATAAAGACATGAAGGTCCTGGCCATAGATATAGGATTCCACAATATGGGTCTCGTCCTCGCTGAGTGTGGGAATGGACCTGTTATAGAAGTTGAGTACATGAAAAAGGTGAGTTTGGAAGACTACAAATACATTTACAGTAATGACTTTGTTGACTTAGTTCCTTTATTTGTAGATGACCACAGGGATGTCTTCGACAAGGCTGAGAGAATCCTTATAGAGAGACAACCACCCCAAGGCTTTACGAATATAGAGATTCTGCTACACTATATGTTCAAAGATAAGGTTCTATTGATTTCACCTTTGACGATACATGCACACTTTGGGATGGATCATCTAAATTACGATGAGAGAAAAGAACGTGTTCTTGTCAAGATGGGAAAGTATATAGATTTGGATACCATTCCATACGAGAGGAAGCATGATATAGCGGACGCGTACTGTATGCTTATGTATTACAATTTTAAGACGAGTGTTCACTTTTTTGATCGATTTCGTTTCTCCCGCGGTTAAGAATTTCAAGTGCATTCACAACACTGGAAAACATATCGAAAATCTCACCGGTATTTTCGTTTATAATACCAGTTCTTAGTTTTTTGATGTTGAAATCAAATGATTCCTTCTCCTTCTCGATGTTCTCGAGGGCTTGTTCGATTGATTCAATCTTCTTATTTAACAGATTTGTGGTACTTTCCATAGTACTATCTATCTTTCTGACATCCTTTTGATAAACGATTCGTTGTTTTTCGAGAATACCTCTTTTCACATTGGAATCGGTTAGTTCGATTTGAATATCAAGTTTAGCAATTTTGTCCTCAATTATTTCTAAATTCTGAACATAGGTCTGGTGATAATCTTCACGCGTTTTAGTGAGACGGTTGATTTCGCTACGGAGTTTAAGGTCCATTATACTTTTGTAGAAAGGGATTTCTTTAATTCACTTAGGTCTCTGGTAAACCCTTTGAAGTGCCCCAATCGATATTGAACAATGGCCCATAACACAAAGAATAGAGTTTTGGTGAGTTTACCTACATCATCATCACTCATTTTATAAATAGGTCCAACAACCCTACCCATGAAAGTTTCCTCCTTTTCTTTACCCGAAAAGTACATTTCCGCCTGTGTCAATGCACATGTGTCATCATTAATTGACCAGTGGTAAAATATGAAGGGAATTAGAATGGAATAAAATTCAAGGTTTCTGCGATTATTTGTAAATGGAACAACAAGTATACCTATCAGAAAAATTAAATGAATCAGGAAAATTATATTCATCTATTATATAATGACGGAAGAAAAAAAGATTTCCCGTGAAGAGATGCGTCTGTCATGGACAGACGGTCACGAAAATATACTCAAACAATGGGGTGAAGCCTCTGCATGCTACAGGTATATGCACCACCGTGCATTTTTCATATACAGACGTTCTAGTATTCGATTCACTTTACCTGTTATTATACTGTCTACTATAACTGGGACCGCGAACTTCGCCCAGGGTACCTTCCCAGAGAATGTACAGTCCTTTGCTCCCTCAATAATTGGTGGTTTAAATCTAACCGCAGGGCTTATAGCGACTATATCCCAATTCCTCAAGATTAACGAACTCATGGAAAACCATCGAACAGCTGCGTTGGCTTTCGGTATGCTTTCCAGAAATATTCGTCTTATGTTAGCCTTAGATAGGGGGGAGCGTAGCAAGGAAGGCTTAGATTTCGTTGGTGAATGTAAAACCGAGTATGACCGCCTCTTGGAACAATCACCCTCGGTGCCCAAGTCTGTCTTGAAGCGGTTTGAAGATGAATATCCCCTAGACAGTGTATTTACCAAACCAGAGATTCTCAATGTGCGTTCAATTCCATTACTCACTTTACCGAGGACGATAGACCCAATTGAGGCGATGACTGCCGGGACCCCCCTCGAGAAGATAGGTAAATTCTTATCGAAAAAGAATGAACCACCACCCGAAGGATTCTTTGGCCCCTCCCTAGGTGATGAGGATGAGGAAGAGGAAGATTCTACAGAGGGGGAACCTGAAGAAGAGACAGACGTCGAGCAAGGTAGATCAGAGTAATAACCATGACCAAATTGGTCAACAAACTACAAGCAACATATGGTACAATTTTCCTTTTTAAAGGTTCTACGATACGTTTATGTAGTGCGCCATTCTCGAGCACCAAATCTATTGCCTGATTAGTAAGATCATCGATGGACTCTTTCATTAAAATAATTCCACAAAAAAAAGTCGAAGACAATACCACACCCCTAGTGACAATTCATGATAAACAAATTGCTCTCGTTCGTAGGTATATAGATGAAGGTAAACATATATTTATATGTGGATCATCTGGAGTTGGAAAATCCTACATTCTTAGGGAAGCCTTGAAAGATACATCACATGTTGAACTACAGAATCACCATCTGAAAAGTAAATGTTATTTTTTACCGTTTATTAAATCAACCACAAAGAATGTATTTATAGAGGATTACGATCCTATATTTAAACCAATAATAGAACAGGTTTCGGATGGCGTCCCAATTACACGCGGATCTCTCATAGTAACGACAACAAATATGTGTATGTACCCAAACTTCGAGACTATATTTATTCCAAAACACAAACCTGAAACTTTGTTGAGATTGACAGATAGTTCGGATACCAAAGCATACAATGCAGCCGTACGTTCACAAGGAAATATTAGAAACTTCTTCACCTATTTAGATGACTATGATGAAATGGATATGTTCCAGACACCAAAAGAATTTATAACTGATATACTATGTGATCCCAAACCGATTGAAATATATGACAGTATAAGTGAACATGGTCACATGTGGGATATATTCCAAGAAAATTACCTAAACTCAGTGGGTGTAAACACTGTAGCTATCTCCCATTCCTTTTCAAATGCGGATTATTTTGATAGTCACATTTACTCCTCTGGAAACTGGAATCTCATGCCCTACTTTGTTCTCCACGCCCTAACGATACCCAAAACCTTTCTAGGTGACCCCCTTAAAAGAGAAAAGATTAGACCGGGGAGTTGTTGGACTAAACATGGAAACTATAAGATGCGAAAACAGAAAGTCAATGAAATTTATAAAAAATCACCAAATGGATTGGGAATTGAAGAATTGTGTTTATTAAAGTTGTACGCCGAGAAGGGAAACTTGGAGCCCCTCCTTAAGTACAAAATCACCCCCCAAGATTTCGATGTTATGAATCACCTCGCAGTCGGAAATGGCTTAAAATCAAGAGACGTGACAAGAGTAAAGAAAGCCTTGAAGAATGCATACGAACGAGGATGAAACAGAAACTGAACTCGAAGAATGTGTGCGAGTTGTGGGAAACGAGCTTCTCTTTTATGGAACTATCGACCGAGATAATGCTATGGAGTTTGTTGAGAACTTCAAGAAACTTGAAATAGAACTTCTCAAAAAAAAGGCTGAACTTATCGGATACGAACCAGAGATCCGCGTCCACATCATGAGTGAGGGTGGTGACATATTTTCGGGCTTCAACATGATGAATGTTCTAGAGAAATCTCGTGTAAAAGTCGTTACTATCGCACAGGGATCGTGTTGTAGTGCAGCAACATTTGTCTTACTCGGTGGCTCTGAGAAACGAATGGGTAAGGATGCCTATATCCTCATTCACCAGATTTCCACGGAATTTTGGGGTAACTTCCAAGAACTCAAACATGAACTCAAGTCATCTGAAAAGTTTATGAAGAGAATCAAGAAGATGTACCTCTCCAAGACTGAAATCCCCGAAAAGAAATTTAAGCGTCTCATGAGGAAGGATCTGTACCTCACCCCCAGTAAGTGTCTCAAATATAAGATTGTTGATTGCGTTGACTAATATTGACGGAACGCTTATATAGACCTAAAATACATAAAACTATAAAAACGATACAAAATGTATTCACATTCATAGGGACCGATGTGAATTCTGGAGGCCTAAGTCGTTCCATTCTACCATAATTTACAACCGGTATTTCGGACATCTAATTAAAGTTGAGAAATTAAATATGACTACAATGGAACGACTTATCAGAAAAGACAAAAACGGTCGTGAGAGATTCACTGACATTCACATTGAGGACCTGGGAGATGGAACCGCTGACATCGTAAAGAGTACTGGTATGGTGGGAACTGAAAAGGTTGCAGTTTCTAGAACCAACGTCAAGACTGGCTACGAAAAGGCATGTGCCCGTGCTCAAACCATGTGGAACAATGAGCACCTAAAGGGTGTCCAGGTGATGCCCATGTTGGCCAACAAGTGGGAGGAACGCCACAAGTACATCTCCACCCCCTTCTACGTTCAACCCAAACTGGATGGGGTTCGCCTCCTTGTTTCCAAAGATGGATGCTTTTCTCGAACTGGTAAACCCGTTGAGGGTCTCGATCATCTCCGAGACGGTTTAAGGGAGGGGGAGTTCTTAGATGGAGAATGCTATGCACCTAACATGACATTTGAGGAAATCACCAGCATGTTCAAGACTAACCCCACCAAGTTGAACTTTTACATTTTCGATTACTTTGATCTCGAACGCCCCGAACTCACTTTTGAGGAGAGGATGGACTGTGTCAGTGTCGAGACCAAACTCCTCAAGAAGAAGTCTGACGTGGAAAAGTGGCACGATCACTTTGTTGATCAGGGCTACGAGGGTATCATGATTCGGGAGGCTTCCAGCACCTACGAAGTTGGGAAGAGGAGCAACTACCTCCTCAAGTTTAAGAAATTTCAGACGGAGGAATACGAAATTGTCGGGGCCAAGACGGGGCATGGGAGGGATGCCGATGCCGTCGTTTGGGTGTGTAAATTGACCAATGGTCGAGAGTTTAATGTCAGACCCGAAGGCACGATTAAACAGAGAGAGGAACACTACAGGGACAGAAAGAAGTACATCGGTAAAATGCTTACCGTTAGATTTCAAAACCTAACTGACCTGGATGTACCGAGATTCCCCGTTGGTGTGGTAATTAGAGATTATGAATAATGTTGTAATACATAAATGGCTCGTATCGCAATTGACGTCGATGAAGTTTTAGTCAATTTTCTATATCCAATGGCTCGTTCTAGAAGACTTGGAAAACCAAAGAAACTCAAATACAACTACGTGTACCGCGAAATTTTCGATATAACTGAAGAGGAATCTCAGGAGTTTGTCAAAGAGTTTTACAAATCCCAAGCCTTTAGTAATCTCAAACCAATGCCAGGAACACAAAACGCCATGAAATGGCTTCGTCAAAGAAGTCAAAAAATGTATGTCGTCACCGGGCGTCAAGACATAGCTAGAGAACAAACAGAAACTTGGATAGAAACCTATTTTCCAGGAATCTTTAACGATGTGATACTTACAAATAGTTATACACCCCATGAAGTGAAAAAGGTTGATATATGCAGAGCTCTAAACCTCGGTATGATTATCGATGACAACAAAGCAATTTGCGACGAGTGTCTAGATAACGGTATTCGAGCGATAAACTTTGTGGGTGAGGAAGTATATCCATGGTGTGAAGAAAGTGATATCATGCTGAAGAGTTGGCATAACTTTCCATATATAGAATAACACGATCTTCATTTGAAGTGTTTTCAGCCCAATGGGGAACTCTCGCATTAAAGACTATGTGTTTTCCATCTTCCTCGCTAACATCCCCCAATGTGTCATGGTATAGTGTACAGCCACTTGGACATTTTAGACCCAGATGATAGGTAAATTTATAATTTTTACCAACGTGGTCAAAATGTTTGTTCAATTTTACACCACCTTTCATTAAGGAAAATCCAGCGATATGGATTCCACCCTTGATCTTTGAAAGTAGTTCAGACGTTTTTGGACACATACCACAATTTCCAACTACAGGATTACCCTCCCAAATTAATGGCCAACTTATCCATGAATCTTGAACGTGGTCCTGACCACCCTTTAACCAACCATAACCACCATTTCCATACTTAGTTATAACCTCATTCATACTATCCGAACCCTCCCATACACCAGTTGGTCGGGGTTCCTCACTTATAAAAACATCACTGGGGAGGGTGTCATATTCACCCCGTATACACTCCCAATATTTCCTGAGTTCTTTGAGGTCCATTTATTTTAAAACGTATATTATCTTTAGATGTATTCACTTCTATGCAAACCAATAGTCGTTCCACCCCAAAATATTTTAACGACAAAAGTATGTCGAATAGTTATTGTAACGCCATCTAAAGTCATACAGAATAAGTACGAACTTGAGATAGTGGAGAATGCACCACCAGTAAATGTAGAAATCATTGAACCCGAGTAATTGATCCAAACTTATCCTTCATCATGATAACTTCATCACATTTTCCACCCCTGATGGTCATCACTGGTTCACCGCACGTATGACCGTGTGTTTTAAATCTTTCACACGCAAACTCAGTTTTCATCGTGATATTCATATTCTCACTGTATCCGATGAAAGTCTTGTCTATAGAACCATTCGTATCAATTGATTCAACCGTCACCTTGACACAATAACTTCCAAACTCCCTATCTTTTTTAATTTTAGTGGGGGGTGGTGGGTGCTCCGTGAACGCACTCATTTTTACACCGATTCTATTCCTAATATACGTAAATGGTTTGAGAAGAAGCATCTTACTTACACCTCGTTGAGTTTTTTTAAGTTCATTACACTCTTTCTCTGCTTAAGGCTATCCTTTTTCCAACCGGTATTTTTTATATGCTCCGTGGAAGTAGCCTTCAGATTTTTAAATTTGAAAACACCATTCGTCGATAACTCTTGCCACTCGTGGAGAGAAATCTTAGAGTGCCTCAATTCATCTGGGGTCTTCTCTCGTTGGTCCAATATTCTGTCATTCAGATGATCATCTGCCGCCCTCATGAGGTAGTACGCCATCCCGGTTATTTCATCTTCGGTAAAATGTGTATCATTACCTTCATCCAAATAATTCTTAGAGAAAGATTCCTTTATGAGAGCCCTCAGCTCATCGAAGTCTAGGTCCCCCTTACCATCCTCATCGGCGTCTTTGAAACTCTTCGTCGCTACACACGCCTGAGCGGCATAGCGAGCAGCCTCCCTCCCAATTTCGTACTCCTCCTGTATCACACCCCGATAGATTTCAGATTTGTTACCCAAAGCAAATTTGGCGATGAAGCTCACCAATGTGGTCGCAACCCCCAACATAACAACACCCGAAGTCAATTGAATGAGAATAAACACGTAGTCAACTTCTCCAACTAAACCCGTTTGCTGTATATCAAAAAGTATACCATACCTGTAAAAATCGTAGTAGATGCCATTTGGTTGACCAGTAGTCAAAGTAATTGGGTTGTCGATGTCAAATGTGGTGGCAGGATCTTGACTGTATAAGATTTCATCACCCTTAGAAAACCACCCAATCTTGGGGGATACCGTTATGACAGCGTATACATTTTCATTACCAATTTTCACTTGAAATTCCTTGTCCAAATGAAAGTTATGATACCTGACCTCGATGTTCAAACGTATTCCACTTGTTCGAACATAGGGGTATTTTTCCGAATCTTCACCAGCACCCTCAAAACCTGTAATATCCAATCCACTCGTTTGTTCATTGAAGGGTTTATCGAGTTTAATTCCAGCAATGTCCAACCATTCAGAAACTTTTAAACGAATAGCTTCCCCCTTTTCAAAGATGTATATATTTTCGTCGGAACCCTCCACCCTTACGTAGGTAATTGGTTTTGATCCAGATTGTACAACGGAATCAAAATAATGATTGAATGCGAAGTAACTATTCTCTATACCGGGAGCCAAAAAGTTTGTAGACTTGGAGTGCTCACATCTCCCCATCACTTCTGTGGCTGCACCAAGACCATTTGGATCCGCTAAGCAACCACCACCAGGTTTTACATACCTCTGTTTGATTGTTTCATGAATGTGTGTAGTGAAAAACATAACATTTCCCGATGGCAACTTTGAAATAAGTTCAGAACCCGCATAGTATGCACACACCGGGGTATCGTAGATCCAATCATCCGAATATTTGAACTTGTAGTCGATGAGACTGTCACAAAATGACGCACCACCATTGTATATAGCCGTCTGTGTAGAAGTATAGTCGGTCGAAGCGAGACCCCACGCACTCGCGACCCCCGTTGGTACCTCGGTGACGATGTAGGTCTTACCCAAAAATAACGAAAATATAACCCACCCCACAATAGCCACACTGAAGAATATATTTAACGCAGCCAGTCGCCAATCACGGATGACTACGACTTTATTGGCGGTGAAGGAAAGGTTCACGATGTTTGAACGCATCCAGCGCCATGCTGGGTTCATCTTCTTCGGAACATATGTCATATACTAAACTGAGAGATTTTACATAGTGGACAACTATCTAAAAACTCTTCCAACCGGGGTCGAACCGATGACCTTGCGATTAACAGTCGCACGCTCTACCAACTGAGCTATGGAAGACTGTTCCTTTCTACCTGAATCGAACAGGTGACCCATGGAACTACAGTCCACTGCTCTGCCAACTGAGCTAAGAAAGGGTGTGCTATTAATATACGGCACTATGAATACAACGCGACAGAGAGGGCTCCCCGAGGTGAGTCCGGTTAAGGTTCCTCACCCCGTCGGCTCCATCAACGTTTATCCACTGGTTAGGATTTCGGGTTAGGTTGGTGCAATGCCGATGCCCCCATTCCATTTGGGTTTGCCCTTTACGTGGGACACCGGCCCTTCCCTCCACCCAAACAGCTCCCAAGAAGATTCGAACTTCTGTTGGTGGTTTCAAAGACCACAGTGCTAACCAACTACACCATAGGAGCGGTGGGCAGTCGACCGACTACACGTCAGGAGTGGATATATCATATTCAGGTGTTTCTTCTTTAAGTCCATTTACAAACTTCATGCCAGCCAAAGAGACGGAAAAAAGACCAGCAGACGTATTCGCGACGATCATGGGAACTACATTGAAATGTATAGAGTACACCAAACCCAAAATACTCGCTACGACATTTATTCCAAGGAAAGTATAATTGATAGCGTGGGTATCCTTGGTCTTGTGAACGTGTACTACCTGGGGGATAAACATTATCGAAATAAGTATAGCGCTCACCAGACCAACCCAGTTTACGAAGGTGTCCGTATCCATACTCTTATTTATTTTCTAATTTTTAAGTAGGTATGATACTATTTGTGATATTATTTGTTTTAGTTCTTATCATTTTGGTACATAAAGGTGGTAGGGGGGTGGCATCGAAACGTTCACACTATGATTATAGGTGTTTCCTACTAACTCTAAAGAGTGAAAAAAAGAGGCATGAACGTTTCATTCAAAGTCATAAGAATGATTTACCCCTCGAAATTATATATGGACCTGATACGAGAAAGGTTAAGGTTGCTCGTGAATATGAGGGATTAATTGAACCCGAGTATTTCGAGAAGGCTATGGAAATGCATTACAATCCACACGTGCGAAGACCAGATATAACTTACTTTAATTTAGGTGCCATTGGTTGCTTTATGGGTCACATGGAATTTTACAATAGGTGTTTTAAACAAGGTCTCAGGTACGCTGTGATTTTCGAAGATAACGTTGTAATAAAGTCAACACAACTATATGAGGAGATCCAAAATGTCATAGACGAAAAGGGTCCCAACTTCGAAATGTGTTTTTTCCACTGTCTGTCGAGACTTCCTAGCAAAGTTGAAGGAAATTTAGAAAAGGTTCACTGGATATCGAGTACAAAATGTTACCTCATAAACGTTGACAATATGAGAAAGTACAAAAAACATTTCCTACCAATGGATAACCACATTGACATGAAACATGAAGACATTATCTCCAATGGTGCACGGGTATACTATAAAGATTTACGAGACTATATGTATATAGATAGAAGTCATAAAAGTCTCATAGGTCATAGTAATCATGGGAGGAAAGAGTTCTTTTCAAGAACCCACCCAGGTGTCAGCCCTATAAAGCTCAAATGGGGATACTAAGACCACGGAATTTGGTGGGGACTGTATCTACATGAATATTTCAAAAAGTCTACAAACTCTAAGAGGTCACCCTCACTTTGTATTACATCCAGCATTCCACCAACATATGCATTATATGCTGGGTGATTCCCAGTGTGTACAAGGCGATCCTCTCTCACACGGAGTATATGTTTACCTAACCGCGTAGGTAAGAGAACCACATTATCACCCGCATTCATGTCATATCCAAAACCCTTTATAGTTGGGTGTTCACGAAACTCTCTGGGTATGACATGATGATCCTCCACAAGTCCCTTATTGTAGAGACCCCATCGCGTCTTGAACACTTTCCTCGCAACTGATCCGTAACGCATACAATCACTTAGAACTTTCTTGTGTAGAATTCCATCTCGTCGACAAATTGTATCGGAGGGAACTTACAGTCAGTTGACGACGGTGGAGCAGAAGAAACTTCCGGTTCCCCCTCGTCCTTCCCATTGTCTATTTTCCCATTAGTAGACTCCTCCTCCGCCAGGAGACGCGCAAGTTCAGCGAGAGTAATGTCGTCGGAATAGTTAAGTGTCATTGTTTTTGTTTATTTTAAACAATATAAATATTAACTTAGGTTCTCAAAATCAGTTTTACATATGGGACACATATGTAAAAATGATCCAAACGGGGCTCGAACCCGTGACCTTGGCGTGCCTTATGTGGATGTGACTCCACTCAAACATACGGTGTATAAGCACCACGCTCTAACCAACTGAGCTATTGGATCAAAACTCATACATCGTGACGGTGAACCTCCCCTTCTTTCGAATTGTCGGTTCGATGAAGAGTTGGACTATCTTTTCTTTACCTCGTGGGGTACCTTTAACTTCTTTAGATTGTTTATCTATTATAGCCTCTGATTTGAACACAAACTCTTGTGTAGTGTAATGTTCTATCCCATCCTCCGTTACTACGACGACGTTGTTGGGTGGAGATGTTTGAGCACCCACAAACTTGGGATTCTTGAACATCTCTCTGAACATACCTATACTATATCAAGATAATCCTCAAACTTCACAGTACCACCTCCACCGATGATAAAGTTCGTCTGAATCTGGGCATGTTCAAATGCCTCACGAGCTACGCGCTCTGATAAAATCTTATCATAGAGGCATGGCTCAACATCGTATGCCTCAAGCGCTGGACTGATGATACTCACAGAGGTATCTGTGTTTTGCTGTAAATACTCAACAATGTCCCAATATCTATCTGTTCCTGTGACGAGAACGAGGGCGAATCCCTGTGTCTCATAGTTATTTTTTATTTGGTGCATGGAAATTTCATTTACAGTTAACCCGTTAACAATGTCGGTAATCTGGTTGTAAATTTTACGCGTTATCATTTTTTCACTTGGCATTTCAACGAAAATAATAGAACGTTCGGACGCAGCTTTATGGTATGCATATTCCATACTATTTTCAAATTCTAACGCAGCTGTTCGGGAACCAATAGGTTCTAATCCCGGAAAATCGTCAAACATCGTCTTCGCTATCCCGATGATGTTTGTTTCGACTCTATCATCGAGAGCGAGTAAAGCAGCGTTTTCCATAGACTTATTTCCACATAGACAGTAGAGACGATCTACATCCTTTAAACTGTGTACAGCCATTTCGAGTTTCATTGTTTGACGTGAAAGTGTTGGCATCTCAGAACGGTCATTTAGATTTAACCCCTCAAACCCATGTCTAAATCCGAATACATGATTTCCTTGAGACTTTTCATAAAGAGTGAGATCATGTACGAGGTTGTGAACACCTGGACACACTCCACCGGCGATCAAGATTCCAGTGTTCATTTATATAATGTATAGAAAAATCTCTAAGTTACTTATTTTTTTCGTTTAAATAATAACTTTAAGAGTTCACCGAAAATGAACGCCTGTTGGGTCATTACCAACATCTTCGCACGTTCCGTCTTGGGACTAAAGTCGCCGTAACCCACACTACTCATAGTCGTAAAAGAAAAATAGTAAGGATCGAGAGCCGACTTGAAGCCAAACTCTGAAGGATCCAACATACTATAAAGAAACCCATACAACAATGCGATAGTTATAATAACTCTAAATTTATCAGCGGGTGTCATTTATTCTTTATTAACATTTATTTCTTTCAATCCAATGTCCATACTTTTTCTCTTCTGTTTTGCGAACCATCGACCACCCACATTCGCACTAGTACTCGCACCCCGTGTGGGTGTGTCACATAATATGATGCTTAAACCGTTACATACATCTGGTTTATGTTCCTTGTCTGGAAACTCTTCATTGAACGCGTGTATCGAAATAGATGGGATGTCGGGGGCATCATCTAATAGGCGGTCATATTCTTCCCGAGCCTTTGAAACAAATTCGATTACATCTACCCGATGCTCCTTCTCTAGAGAAAGTTCCATGTCAATATTTCTATAAAATTTAGAATATTGAATGCACATGAGTGAATGTGACTCTGTCAATTGCTGACTTTGGCTAAACTTACTTATTGACGCGAGAATACCACCAATTACATTTAAGAATGCGAAGATGTATTGAAATATTACGATTCTTCTCTGTGTAGCTGTATCTTCGACGGTAGCATTTGGATTTAAAACAGCAAAACCACCCACACCGGTCAGACTCGCTATGATTATATTGGGGTACGCCATCATATCATTGTGCTTCTTGTAATACAATCTAGCGTGATTGTGAAGCCAGCGGTATCCAGCCGCCTTTTCTGCCCATTTGACTAAGAGCTTCTCCTGTTTGTCACACCAACAATGGGGCACATCCTCTTCACCCATATCTACTAAGTGCTGAGAATATTTGCGCACTCCCTCGCATAGGCATCAACCGCCTCGTTCTGGGGATTTCCATTATGGGCCTTGACCCACTTCCATTCGACGATTTCCATTTTATGGGTCAAAACGTCGAGTTGAATCCAAAGTTCCTTGTTTTTTACAGGCGTCCCCGACGCAGTCTTCCACCCATTCCGTTTCCAGTTTTTTATCCACGTGGTGATTCCCTGTTTCACATAGTTGCTGTCCGTAAAAATACGCACCGAAAGGATTCCCAATTCCAGACACTTTTCGAGAGCCTTTACGACAGCAGTCATTTCCATTACATTATTGGTGGTGTCCCTCAGATTACCGCCAAGTTTCATACCCTCCCCAATAGCAGCCCAACCACCGCGACCGGGATTCCCCAGGCAACTTCCATCCGTGTATATTTCGTACATACTTACTTATTGTCTTTCTTTTTTAACTCGTCCCCTTGTTTATCCTTCACCTTAGATGAAAACGAGGGCCTATCGGGTCTAAAAAAGTTATTATACGGACACCCCAAACATCTTGTATGACGGATTGCACATGAAAGTGCATCTACGTTCTCCATACATGGTTTTTTCTCAGCTTTTTTCCGTTGTCGATAGGTGCGTTGTCTTCCGATGGCGTAGGTTTGACCTACAGCTATCATGATATTTCAATATAAATTTTAGTTTTTAAGTAGCCGGGCCGATCGGCGCAGGGGTGGCGGCCTAGTAAGTTCTTCGAATTTATGAACATACTTTGTAAATCTGGAATCACTACGCCCTTTTGCCTTATCATAAAAGGTCTGAATGAGTTTCTTATCACCCTTTTCCTGTGTGAGAAGATTGTAATAACTGACTGTAACCTCAAACATAGACAGTGCCATAGTTTTACGAACTTCCATATCAGGGTTATTTTCTACGGTGCATAACATCATAGACAGAGTAGAAATCAATTCGGCACGTGAAAAGTTGCGCATTTTAGTTTAGAAAACAAAAAAATATAGGTCAACTTAGGCGTGCTAATCATTTTTAAACAGCATTGGTACTGTGCATTTTAAAAATGAAGTTTTATTTAATTATTTACTAAAATGCGGTAAGCAATTTAGTTGGAGAACGCGAGGCCACCCATACCGGACTGGATGCGGAGGACGTTGTAGTTGGTCGCGAACATGTGCATGGAGGTCGCATCGTTCGCGGCGTTCATCTTGACCGCAACCTGCGCGTTGTCGATGCGCGAGA